GCCAACACCCAAACTGCGAATTTTATCTTCCAAAAGCAGCTTGGCTGAGTCTTTCAAGCTCCGCTGGACTTCTCGGATACACACACCGCGAGAGCCGGAGCGCGTTAGACACCGTTCAATCGCAAGTTCGGCAAAAAAGTGCGATTTGCCGCTGCCCCGGCCACCGAAAGCACCCTTGTATCGGCTTGGCTCAAGCAATGGCCGAAAAACTGCCGGGGTCTGTATCTCAAGAGCCGTCATCGGGCTTCTTTGGGTCAACGATCACACGCTTGATTTCAGTGAATTTGAGCTTCCCGGTATGCTCGATCTCGCTCTTTTCGGACCAGCGCATCTGCGTTTTTGCCCAGAAGATAGCTGCCGCCGTATCCCCGTCCAACGCCTTTTGATACAAGACGCCTCCGACTTTCGTGTTGGCTTTGATCTTGCTTTCGCGAATCTCTTTCTTGAAATGCTTGGCAAGCGTGGCGGTGTCAATCCCGTCGCGAATCACTGCCGCGATCTGCTCTATGGTGATGCCCACGGCGACCATGTCTCTGACATGCTTGCGTTCTTCGTCCGTCGGCACGAACGAGGGCCTGCCGGGCGGGTTTCCTGTTGTTTTGTACGGCATTTTTTATCCTTTCTTGCCGAAGTTTCTCATCATGCGGCATTCCCGCCGGTCACATTGTAAAACTCAATCAACACGTCTAGGGCTTCCCGAAGCCTTCCGATACCATATTCTTTTCGCTCGCCTCTCGAATGAGCCCAGTCGCTGGCGCTCATATTTTGACAGCATACGTTGTAAGCGCAGCTCGTGCCAATATCGCCCAGTTCAGTCGTGGCCTGACGCCAGCGTTGACGAGCCTGCACCTGCGCATCCTGCGGAGCCGAATGCGATGGTGACTGTTTTTCCCAGCGCCCCGCAGATGGCGCTCCAGATATACCACCTCGCTCAAAATCCATTTGAAAATGCAGCCCAGCCTGCCATTGCTCGTTTGATATCGCGCCGCGCGCTTCATAGTGGTCCAGACGATCTGACAAAGTGCGCGTCACCCGCCCAACGCTTGGCGAATCTGATACGGCTAAACCAGTTCGCGCGAAGCGCAATTCAATGACGTTATAAGCCAAATCGTTGTCGTTTTTTGCTGGTTTCTTCTTTTTCATTCTGGCTCATCGAGGACGGCAGCGGTCAGCTTGAAGCATTGCTGAATCAATTTCTGCTGGATACGCCATTGCGTGTGCTGAGGGGCTTGAGTTTGGCGCGACGCCATGCCCATAGCAAACATCAACCGCAACCCCTCATCCGCCTCGCATTCCAATCGAGTTTTTGGCCGAGTCACACCCGGTATTTCAGTCATGCCGCGCCACCAAATTTCTCTGTTTCGTTGCCCCATGAATTCCACCCCGCTTTTGTCTGGCGAGCGAACATCTCCAGATAGGGGCCGTCAACCAGCCGCTGGATGCGGTCGCGTGACTCGTCAGGCTTTCTGGAGTGCTCCCGACGTTGGGCCTCAATCAATTGCCGGACGGAGGCGCTTTTTCGTTTGGGCTTGCCGCGCGTGAACAAAAGGCATTGCTCAGGATTGCCGCGCGTCCAGTATCCAAGGCCGATATGATGGCGTCCATTCTCGTTCTCTTTCAGCTTCAACTTGGTCCACGTAAAAGCGACCGTCTTGAACTTGAACCCCCACTCCGCGCCCATCTCCAGCGCCTCGGGCAACATGCAGTCAACGGCCCACATGAACAGGCAGCAGTCATCCGCAGCCCAGTCACCGACTGGCAGTTCGCGGATCTCGTGCAATGGCATGGTTTTGTAGTGACGTTCGGCAAGGCCCTTCTGTCGCACCATCGCGTCGGGCGCGCGGCTCTTGCCTTTGTCGCTCCACGGCTTGAACGACCAAGGCGGGTCCGCAAGAATTGCCCCGTACTTCATGCCCACAGAGCCCATGGTTACGTGTTCACTCATGCCATAGCCCTCTCTAGCTTGGACTCGTAGTCAATCGATTCGTAGGCGCTCTTCGTTGGATCAAACCGCAACTCTGTGGCGCAGGGATAGCCCAGCTCGTCAAACCGGGCCTTCCGGTGAAACAAGGTTGCCTCAGTGCAACGCTGGCCTTGGTCGAACAAACGCTCGCGGTGGACCACAAACCCTTGATCGACCCGGTTGTCCCAGTGCTTGGAACCCGCAATGTCTTCAAGCATCGGTGGTCCGTCGCGGCGGCGGCCGTCCATTTTCGCAGGATGCGCCAGCACTTGTACGTGGCAATTCAAATCTTGCGCAAAGCAGTACATCGCTGTGAGGCACCGCCCGATGTAATCGGTTTCTGACTCACGGTTGCCCCTCTGACCCTCCAACCTGTTCCATGGGTCGATCTGGACAACCTGCGCGCCGTGGCGGATGACCGCGACCTCTGCCGTGTCCAGCAGCCAGTCCAATGTCGGCTTGGACTGAGGCTGCTCCATCCAGAGGTAGTGTTCGTCGATCCACGCATCCGCGTTGGCCTTCTGCTGCGGCGACATATCCCTCTCGGAACATCCGCACAGCAGAGATCGGATCGTCCGACGGTGATGTGGCTTGGCGCGAGTTTCGAACGAGGCCATAGCAATCTTGATGCTGTGGTGGTGTGCGACCTGCTGCCAGATTTGAGCCCATAGCTGGGTCTTGCCGTGGCCCGGATGGCCAGTCACCACTGACATCGTGCCCGGCGCAAGCCGAATCTTGTCTTCCCACTCCGTGAAGCCGCAACTCCAAGTTTTGAGCGGTGTCGGCTCAGGCAACTCGCTCAGTCTGTAAAGGCCCTCGACCGGCCAAGGCAAAGAACCATTCTCAACGAGATCAAGCAGTGCTTCAGGGCCGTCGCCCAAAAGCATGTCATTCGCGTCTTTGCACCCTTCCGGCCAGTCAATGAAATGACATCGCGCCGCGCCGAAGATGTGCGCCAGCGTCTTGCGCAGGATCAAGCCAACCTCATCAGAGTCGGTCGCCAACGTCACCCGCGTTGGGTTCCATTTGCTATCCTCGATAAAGCCGTAGCCGCTATCACTGCCGTTCGCGCCGTTGGGAACCGTCGTCACCTTGCCCACCGGAACGCCCGCCTCAACCAGCGCAGCCATATCCCACTCGCCTTCGACGATAATGCAATCGTCCGCGAGGTCATCGACGTGGTGCAAGCACATCTTGCCGCCCGGCATCCCGGTGAAAGCCTTGCCTTCAATAGCCGAGGCTTTCCAGTTGACGATCTCGTCATCCCGATAATACGGCCAGAATAGCGCCTCATGTTTCCCGTGAGGAAACTTGGCCATACCGCTTTTGACGCCGAGAAGTTCCAAAGTCGCCAAACTGATGCCTCGTTTTTTCGCGTAGGCTATCCCCGCCTCCGACACCGCCTGACCACCCGCAGTGGTGGCAATGCCAGACTGCGCTGTCGATTTCAACGGTGACTGAAAGGCATCGGTCTGACTTTTTTCTCCGCCCGCTGCTGCATTGTGGGCAGGTCGTCCGGTGGTGCCCGGTGCCCCTTGCGGTGATTCCAAATTGCTCCAATTCATCCGTTAAAACGACCTGTGGTCGCCTCCCTGTTTTTTCCATTCCCCATTCTCCTTTTCCAGCCAGCGCGCCACCCGAAAAAACCACTCCCCGTCTTTCGGAGGCTTGCTCTGATAATACGAATCAGCCTTCTGAAGCGCAGCCGTAAGATCGGGAATAGCCGTAAACGCTGATTGCCATCTTGTAAAATCTTTTCGCTTCAGTTTGATCACAGCACCCTCAAACCAATAATCGGCGGGCGGCGCGTCAGCGCAACCCTTACTACTTTCTGTATCTGTATCTGTATCTGTATCTGTATCTGTATCTGGGGCCGTCACAGTGACGGCGTCTGTAACGTCACAGTGACGCTCCCGATACCTACGAGTTCTCTGTGCTGACGTGTCACTTTTGAACTGACGCGCACTCCAATTATGGGGCGAAAGAACACCGTCGTTATCGTCCAAAAGCCCCGTTTCCCGCAGCTTTTCAAGGTGCTTCCGGGCGGCTGGAAGGCGCAACCGGCAGGCAAAAGAGATGTCTTTTTCGCTGGGCAAAACGCCGTCATTCATAGACGCCAGACACAAAAGTGAAACCCAGAATTTATAGGTTTCACCTGAAAGTGACTGCACTTTGGGGTCGTTAAGTGCTTCGGAATAGAATCGAAACCACCTCATCGGTCTGCACCGTATCTATCGATGTAGACGCGCGGCGTGATTTTCCGACTAAGTGAAAAACAAATTGCGCGCTCGCTTTTGCGCGGGGCCAGCGCCGAAGGCAGATTTTCAGGAGGCTTCATTGATTCAATAGTGTCGTCGAGTAACGCCGAAGCCCGTATAATCATCGCCTCCAGACCTGCGACTAAGCTAATAAAAGCCTCATCGCCAGCCGCGAGCTTGGCATCGACCTTGCGGCGCGCTGCAAGCACCGTTGTGTGGTCTCGATCCATTATCAGCCCAACAGCGGGCAACGATAGATTTGGGCGTTTCAGCATTCGCCACATCAGCACGGCGCGTGGGTCACAAAATCTCGACTTTTTAGAGCGTCCCATTAGCTCTTCCCTCGACAGGCCAAAAGCCTCAAGGGCTGCGGTAATGTAGGTTTCTGTTTTCATCACAAATCTCCCTTTATGCTTCGACACATATACTACATCGCAGCGGTTATCAACCAGTCCTTGTACGCCTGACGCGCATAAGCCCGAAACGCCTCGCGCAACAACCAGTCCGGGGCGTGCTTTCGCAGCATACTGATCTCGCCTGACTGATGGCCCTCTAAATGCAGAGAGTGACAAATTGGCAGCGCCTCATCGTCTGACGATTTCAACCCCTTCCCAGCGGTTCCAATGTGGCACGGATCGACGGTCTCATAATCATCGCCGCGAAACCCGGTCAGAACGCAGGTCTGGCTGCGCAGGCTCTTGAGGTATTTTTTGTCCCTAATCATTGCTCAGTTAGGATCGCCCGCCCTATCATTTCCGGAATTTGCGGGACGACGGCGTTTCCAAGGCATTTAAGGCGGTCCACCCGCTTGGGAACCCCATTAGCCACTCGACCCACGTTGGGTTCAGGGAGCCACTGGAGTGAGGTTTGCCCTCCGATTCCGTCGCTTCCGCCGTCAGCGTCGGCGTGTTCCGAGTGTATTCTGCTGGGTAGCCTCCCTCCTTGTGCAGATGCGCTGTCGGCGTGGGCCACATTCTGGCCGCAGTTCCCAATCCAAGATTGTGTTTTCCCTTGATTCCTTTGCGATCCAAGCCTGAACTCCACGAGTCGCTTGCGGTCGGGGTAGGCCACATCGTCCGGGCCACAACCTCCTCCAAATTCCCATGAGTTCTTTTCGCCAAATTCTCTGTCAAGTTCGCCGCCATTGCGCTGCAACTGCGCGGGGTGGGCCAGAACCTCACCCATCGATCCAGCGAGACACTCTTGTTCGTGAGCGGGTTCACAGCCTCCGTTGACGTGCTTTTGCGCTCGATATGGTCTGACGCTGTCGGCGTCGGAATGCTGTGGGTAGGCAATAATCCAGATGCGGTCCCTCCTGTGAGGGGCGCCAACGTACGAAGCTGGTATGCAGTGCCACTCCGCATCATACCCGATCTCGGAAAGGTCTCCGAGAACTCTTGATAGTCCCCGTCCAAGCAGAGCTGAGACGTTTTCCACGATGACGTAGCTCGGTCGTAGTTCGCCAACAAGACGGGCGATTTCTGACCAGAGCCCGCTTCGCTCGCCGGCAAGCCCTGCGCCTTTTCCTGCGGTGCTGATGTCCTGACAGGGGAATCCTCCGCAGATGACATCAACGGCAATTCCGTCTGCTCCCAGTCGGTCGGCGGTGAGGGCTCGCACGTCTTCGTAGCATGGCACGTCGGGCCAGTGTTTGTTGAGGACTGCCCGGGCGTAGGGGTCAATTTCGCAGAAGGCTGCGGTTTCAAATCCGCCAGTTCTTTCGAGTCCAAGGCTAAATCCTCCAATTCCGCTAAACAAGTCAAGAACTTTTAACATGACAACTCACCTCTATGTGAACCGTGGTTTTGTCGTCCATAGGCAGTTTTTGAATTTCCAAAAATTGCACGTTTCGGTCGCTCGAAATGACACCATGTTCGACCAAGCAATCAAGCAGAGCCTTGCAATAGTTGTCGAGGTCGCGCCGATTGTCGCGAGGCACCCTAATTCGAATGTCAACGTCGCCCGCCATCGGGTCAAAAGACTGAGAACTCATCGCCTCGCCAGCAGCGCGCTTCCATTCCCGATATTTGGGCGAGATGGTGCGGAATTTACCGCGATAGATGTAAAGCTGATTTGTGGAAGTTGGCACCGGTAAATAAACGGTGGTGGTGGTCGCTAGGGAGGATCGACCACCACCACCTAAGTCGCGCTCAACACCTTGCCGGGCGGAGCGCAACGTCCTGATCACGCTGCAACCAGCTCATCAATCTCAGGCACAATGGAATTAGATTTAGCAGCAAAATCACGGATTCGCTTGGCCGCCCTGTAGCTGGGCCGGAACTCCCCACTTTCCCAGCGCGACACGGTGGCCTGCGAAACTTGCACCGCTAACGCCCACTCAGTCTGGGTAAGGTCACCGCGAAGCTGTTCGATTAAATCTTTCATTGGATCGCCCTTTACCATTTTTCCTTGTCGGCCCAGTAGGCTGCCGACATTTTCCCCTTGGAGATATTATCTGCGTGTCTCGCCTTGAAACTCTTCCTTTGGGCAGTTGTTGCCGCCGACTCTCCGGCCTTGGGCTTGCCAGCCGTGTTGGCACCCTGCTGCCCGAATCGAATTGTCTTGATCTTCTCGCCCTGCTTGGCGACGACAACGTGCGATTTCGTTGCGTGGCCGGGCGTCCGTTTGGGCTTGTTAAAGCCGCTAACGCCAGCCCTAGCCAGTCGTGGGTCCTTAGCCATTTTCTTTCCTCTCACAATTTCACATCTATACGGCAGGGGATTTCAAGGCGCAAGTCTGCGCGGCAATTTTTTTTGTTGCACCGCTAAATGCACCGGCGTATAAGGGGGCGTCAAAAGGGAGATTTGAAATGGACCACGGCATGAGCCGCGCAGAATTTGCAGTCGAAGATGGTCACGATTGTGACCCGAACGGCCAATACGAATTTTATGTTAATTTGAATGACATCGGCTGGCACGATGTCGAGGTGACCGCCGACTGGGAACTCATTAAGGGGTCTCTCATGGTTTACGGCATTTGGGCATCCGACGGCAGCGTCTCTGGCGCTGACTTGATGTGTCTGCCAGAGCTAGAGATCAACGCCACGCCCCTTCAAAGCGCGTTGCGCAAGCGGCTGGTGGACGAGGTGATGAAGCGCGAATCAGAAATCTTGGAAGATTGGGAGTCAAAACGATGATTAATCGGGAGCTAAAAAAAATGGTTAGATTTTTTTGCGCGCGAATGCACCGCAAAAAACTTGCAGAGCGACACTGGAGTGCGGAACGTCAAAAGCAAATGGCGAACAAGACTCCGCTGAACATGCCCCTGCTCAACGCCATGCACCTGTCTTGCTGCAAAACACAGCCAAGTGGGCGCTGGGAGAATTAAGATGGGACGAGTTAAAGATTGGATGATGGACATGCAGGAGGCCGAGATCCAAGCCCTGCTGGATGCCAACCCCACAATGACGGTCGAAGAAGCGCACAAAATCGCGTGCGAGAACCCCTATGAAGTGGAGGATAAATCATGATAGCTGAGAATTTGCAGGTGATTCCATCAATAGATCGCGACGACTTCGCGATGATCGACAGTCGCAAAATGGTCGAGGCAGCGCGGGCCGTTGCCAAGAGCCAGCGACAGAACGGGAGGTTGCCTTGGCCTGCCGCAACCGACGCCCGAGAAGCGTATGAAATTTTGACCAAGGTTGTTGCATTCCTTGGCAAGGGAGATTGAGATGAACCTTCAAAAGACGCTGGAAGCACTCGGCATTGGCGCGGATGCTTACTGGAAGCACGGCCAGAGCGGGAAATGGGTTGTCTACCACTGGGCGTGTGAGGCAGCCGCTGCGGAGGCGGGCATTGAGTTCGACCCGCCCACAATCATTTGCGCGGACCCGGCCAACAAAATCGCGACGATCTGTGTCACAGGCCATCTCGGTGACAGGTCTGAATGGTCGATTGGCGAGGCCGCGCCTTACAATACAACGCAAAGCTACCCGTTTGCCATGGCGGAGAAACGAAGCAAGGATCGTGTCATATTAAAGTTGCTTGGCCTTCACGGGCTCGCATATTCAGAAGAAGAGGCTGACGATTTCAAAATGCAAAAAAACCGTTCTGTGCGTGACCCTGATTGGGTCGAAGGGCCTGCCAAGAATCGTGCCGAATTGCGTGAGCAGTTACAAAATTTGATGCACGACGTAAAGCACTGCTCAGACCTTGATGATCTCAAGGGGATGATACACGGGCCAGACGCAGATCACGCCGACATCATCAAGCAGGTGAAGGCCAACTGGCCCGAAGGCTGGGACAGCGCCGAAGACCCGCCCGGTTTGCGTCAGGTCATTGAAACAAGCCGTGACCGCCTGCGTAGCGGCATCACCCATTAGGAGAGAGAAGATGGCATACGAACAGCGCCCCAACACTGGAAGTGTTTTTAAAAATGAAAAGGCTACAACCCCGCAACATCCGGGATACACCGGCAGCGCCATAATTGGCGAGGTGGAATATCGCGTTTCGATCTGGGTCAAGAACGCCGATGATCCGAATCGAAAGACGTTTCTTTCAATGAAATTTGAAAACTCGGACGAGTGGCGGGAGAAATTCGTTCCGAAGAATGCCGACTATAAAAAGGGTCAGGGCATGGTGAAAGGATTGGACAAAAAATTCGCCGACGCCGTAGACGACGAGATTCCGTTCTAGGGGGCAGAAATGAAAGTATCACTGCAATGCATCCCAACGCTAAGAGCGTTTATCGCGCAGGATGATGACGCGCTGGCGTTCCTTGAGAAGAACGACGGCACGTTTGTGACAGCCGATCTAAAGACGCAGCGAAGCCCGGAACACAACAGGATGTTTTGGGCGGTGGCAACCCGCGCCCATTTTAATTTGCCCGAACGATTCAGGCGCTGGCAAACAGCTCACGATATGGTCAAAGGGCTGCAACTTGCGTTCGGGATAACCGATCAGGTTCTAAAGCCAATCAAGGGCGGCATGGAAGTCCACGAGCAGCCGAGATCGCTTGATTTTGGCAACATGGACCAGCAGGAGTTCAACGACGTGTCGAGCGTTCTTTTCAAGGGCATGGCCCACTGTCTTGGCATTACGGTTGACGAGCTATTGGGCGAGAATTGAAACTAGGCCGCTTTAAGGGGGTCTGTGTGCGGCGAAACCAATTTTAGGCATAAGTCCACCCAAAAGAGCCACGCCGCATCAGTGCCGCTTAAATAACGCTTAATAACTACGCGAATATGTCTTTGATGGTTTTGATACAGCTCGCTTCCCGGCGGCGCGTTTTTTTGATGGCTTGGAATAGTTTGACTTAGGCATGTGTTTCGCTCCTATGAAGTCAGAATGTCAGCGGCGACCAGCACCACTATTAGTGCGACGGCAACAAGCATAATCTGATACCTGCGCTTCCGGGGCCAGAACTTTTTAATCTGGTATATAAATTCGTCCATCGATTTATCCTTTCTTGATAAGTTCAGCAATTCTGTAGGCTCTGCTGCCAACCTGCCGCGCCCATTTGGAATCCAGTGCCTGAGAGGCTGCTTCAGCGAAGTCACCACGTTCTATCGCCGCCCACATATTTTTGAAAGCAGCGAGGCGCGGTCGCCCGAGGTTGAAGGCCATGTTGATCAGAGCCCTCTGGCGGTTATCTGACAGCCCATCGAAGTCATCGAAGAGTACCTTGCAATCGATCATAGCCACGCGAACGTCATTGGCCAGTAGGTAGTCAATTTCGTCTTGCCGCAGGCCCACGTCCTCCAAGTTGCGACCCACCCCTATGGTGAGGATGCCAACGCTGTCGGTGTAGGGGTGCGCCTTCACGCCTTCATCGCGGCGGAGCATTGCGTTCAGGTCTTTGTCGTCAGGCTTGATCATTCTCTCCTCCAAGCGCAGCGTAGCCAGCAAGATCTACCCACGAGTCTTCGTGGGTCTCATGCTTCCTAAGCCTAACCATTTTTAATGCTGCCATGCACAAGGCAACCTGCCGGGCTGACACTGGCGCATCCAGCAGGACGCTCCAGATTGTTGCAGTAGCTTCCGCGTTCTCAGACCAAGAGCCATATTGCTCGTCCCGGTCATTTACGGTCAGGGATGCTGCCTTATCCAAAATATCTTTCCTGCTTATCATGCAGCATCGCGAAGCATGTCAACGCTGCACGTCGTGCGGCTGACCTCGCCATATTCTTTGTGAAACACAATCATCTTCATGTCGCGTCCTGAGAGGAACCCGCCGCCCGTGGCATAAGCGTCATTCGCGGCGAGGGTGCGAACCTGTTCTACAATACAGCCATTATATTCGACGCGACTGTCGTGGTGGTGGTGGCCTCGGAAAAAATAACGATGACGAGTGAGGCCCCAATCTTCAGGCTTTTCAGTAGCCATAATCCCCGGCAAACTGGAGTCCTTCGTTTTGTCGCCATGCACGAAACCTAACATTGTTTTACCGTGCCGGATGTAGAACCTCAAGGTTGGCGCATCGTGCACTATCACCCTTGGCTCGTCC